AGTAGATATAAATTTAATTGGAAAAACTGCAAAGAGGCAGGCTAGTTTACGTATGGGGTACTATCTCAAACAAGGATATGAGATATCAACCCTGTAAGCACCTCCGAAAAATACTACTTGACACGAGTTTCAAAATTTGTTATAATATATGATAAAATATAATTGGGAAAAGATAAATAGTGAGACCAAAGGAGATTCAACTTCTATACTTACTGTCATTCATTTATTAACTTATAAAAGAATCCCTGCTAGTAGAAAAGACAAGACCTATAAATACTTTGGGAAGTCTTTTGTCGGTGATAGTTTTTTACTAAATCCTCGACAACTACTTGCAGAACGAAGAAATTATAGTAATAAAGAAGCTGCAGAATATATTGCAGTAGCTTCATACCGAAATTATTTTAATTACAACCGAACAGGCGAAACAACACTAGAGTTGATACATTTGCCTGTCACGACAACGATAGTAAATCGCAACAGATTGCTTCGGATAGAGAATGGTCTAGTACACTTTCTATTTGAAGATAACGCTAAATGGAGAACATAAATGGCATTAAAATTTAATCAAGCACAGGGGAGTGCAAAAAAATCCTCAATCGACCAGTACACTTACAAAGAAGGAGATAACATCTTCAGACTAGTAGGAGACATACTTCCAAGGTATGTTTACTGGATTAAAGGTGAGAACGGCAAAAATATTCCTATGGAATGTCTTGCTTTCGACCGTAACACAGAAACATTTAATAACAAGGAAACAGACCATGTAAGGTCTTTCTTCCCTGATTTAAAATGTGGGTGGGCATACGCTATTCAAGCTATAGACCCAACAGATGGCAATGTTAAAGTTGTTAATCTAAAGAAAAAACTAATGGAACAAATCATGGTTGCCGCAGAAGATTTAGGCGACCCAACCGACCCTGAGACTGGGTGGGACGTTTGTTTCCAAAGAGTTAAGACTGGACCTATGGCATTTAATGTCGAGTACAGACTACAAGCACTTAAGTGCAAACCAAGACCTTTAACAGACGCAGAGCAGGAAGCAGTTGCAGAACTACGTTCTATGGACGATGTACTAGCAAGACCTACACCTGACGCACAGTTAGAACTTTTACAAAGAGTAACGCAACCTGCTGGTTCAGAAGCACCATCAGAAGTTGACTCAGAATTTAGCATTAGTTAAGGAGAGAAAAATGGATTATTCAATAGGAGACGTATTCCCCGAGTTTACAACAGCAGCATGTGATATTGATAACACGCTTATCGATATAGATGTACTGCAAGAAAACATGTGGACTGTAATTTATTTTTATCCAAAAGACTTTACATTCATTTGCCCAACAGAAATAGCCGATATGGATAAACTGCTGGGCGATGCTGATGTTTTAGGATTCAGTCCTGATAATGAATTTTGTAAATTGGCTTGGAAAGAAAGCAATGATATTATCAAAGACATTCAACACCCTTTGTGTTGTGATGCTGGTAGTGAACTTGCTAAAGAATTAGGTGTTTATAACTTTGATGAAGGGGTTCCTTACAGAGCTACTTTTATCTTAGATAAAGAACATAAGATTCAACACTACTCAGTCAACGCGCTTGACACAGGTAGAAACGCAGAAGAAATATTAAGAACACTTCAAGCTTTACAAGCAGGTGGACTTACAGGTTGCGCATGGCAGCCAGGAGAAGATTTCGTAGCGTGATATTATTTACAGCAGACTGGCATATTAAGCTAGGTCAAAAGAATGTGCCAATGGCATGGGCATGCACTAGATACAAGTTATTCTTTGAAGCTATTCATGAGCTAGAGAAAGATGAAGATATTAGTATGCACATTATTGGTGGAGACTTATTTGACCGTGTTCCTTCAATGGACGAGATTACACTTTACTTTGATTTTATCAAAGACGTAACTATACCTACTGTCATTTATGATGGTAACCATGAAGCAACAAAAAAGCACAAGACATTCTTTAGTAATCTAAAGAGGGCAACATCTGATGTAAATCCTTTAGTTGAGATTGTAGATACAACCACAGAGTATATCTGGGGAACTATATTACCCTATGCAGACTTGCATAGAAAAGGT